AAGAAATTATGAGATGCACATAGAGCCTTTAGTCTTTCAGCTACTACTACCCAATCCTCAGTAGTTATATCCTCAGACAAAGGCCAGTACACATGTATACCCCGACCAGAGTCCACTGTCATAGGTCTAGGTAAGGCTAACTCTCTGCAAAATCTCTGTAGTGCGTTAAGAGCTTCTAGTTTACTTGGGTAATCCTTACTAGGGCCACAGTCAATATCAAGAAAAAAACTACGCATGTACTTAGCGTTATCAGCTTTTCTAGACCCTTCTTCCTCAAAAGTAGATAGAGCGAAATACGCATCGTACCCCTGCTCATCTAGCTCTATCGCTGTTGTTCCAAGAACTCTTATATCATCGTAAAACTTCTGCACCCGTTTCGATTGGGATGCTTTTGCGGCGAAGAGACAGTAGTATCCTGTACCCCCCAATACCGCTTTCAAAAAAGTATCGGTTTCCATAATACACCTGTAGTGAGGTGTCGCAGCTAGGGCATGACATAACGTAGCTCCCTCCCTACCAAACGGAGGGTGAGTAAGGAGCGAGTCACTGTCAGGAGAATTCCCTAGCTGCGACTAACTTTAATGGCTTAACTAGCCCACTCGTCAATAATAGAATCTAGATCATCGTCTATATCCTTACTGACATCAGGTGTTGCTTTCTTTTTACTTGCGGCTTTCTTTGGTTCTTTGGGTTCCTCTGCTTCCTCTGCTTCATCCCCCCATTCTGCACCGCTATCATCCATATCTACTACGTCCCCTACACCAGAAGTAACTACAGGTTCTTTAAAAGGACTCGCATGCTCCTGCGTGTACCCTTCAACCTTATCAAAAGGGGAAGCAGACTCCTGCATTGCAGCAAGCTTTGTCACTTGCACTGCATTCAAACGTAAGGAGGTGCCGTTCCCACTAATGCTATAGGGTACTAGCGTTACCATCGCATTGACGATGCTCCCCCTAGTTAACTGAAAACCAACAAATAGTAGATTATTATCCGAATCATACTGACGTACTTTTGTAGCTTTATCGTAGCACTTTAATTTGGTTTTTATATGGAAAACAGCGTCTTTCCCTTTTAGCGAACCCTGTATCAACTTAAAGTTATCTTGAAATTTAGGCCAGCTATCTTCCTTCTTTTCCTCATATGCTAAGTGCATAGCCTTACGTAAGGGTACAGCTTTCTCGTAGGGTACAACTAAAGTCACACTAAATGCGGCATTTTCAGCATCCCATTCACAAGGTACTGAAGATCCTTTTTCGTTTGACCACGTGTACGGTTGGTCTAGTCTTGGGTAAATCACTTCTACTTCGTTAAGTATTGCTGTCTTAGGTTTTACTTCTTGCATGGCATTCTCCATTGTCAGCCAGTTATTTTAAATCCCTCTGTTTTCTCAAACGGAGAGAAACTTTCTTGCCCCTTACTAAAATCTAGGGCTATTGCTTTTAATGTGTCAGGGTGTGAAATCATACCCGCCACAATATCTATTCCTGTCACCTTCAAAGGTTTTGTAGGCGCAAAAAATAGTTTAGGTACAATACTGTCATCGTCAAAATATACTTTTGTATATATCTCTGAACAAACGGTATCGTGTTTGTTTAAAAATCTAGCATATTCCTGTAAAGGCATAAGGTTACCCTTCGCTCTACCAAATATACTGTTCGCAGGTACACGGAGTTGGTAAACCTTTTCAAGGTCTGCAGGGAAAACTATTGCTATGTTCTGTGAGAACTTACAACTCCTACCCCCTCCAACCGCACCACCACGTATGTTGTGGCGACAATCCATGCACCGTGTGGCTTGCATTTCGGGTACATCTGCATCTGGGTACTGTGTGTTAGAAGACCAACAAACCGGAGTCTGCGGTTTATCTACATCAAAAGCCTCAGAGTAGTACGCACGTTGGATAGACGCAGCATTCACAATCACTGCTGTCAGCGTGTGTTCCTGTCCTGCTCCGTCAAACCCAAAGGTTTTGTTCCTGATACTTACCCTATTCATTAAAAATCTTCATCAAGTGCAGCTATACCTGTTGGTACGGGTGTACTTGAAGGGGTAAGATCTACCTGTAGAGGTGAGCCTCCACGTAAGGCTTCTGTCAGAGTATCCAAGTTGAACCTATATGTTCTACCCGCTTTTATGTAAGTGTGTCTGGGGATTTTATCTTCCCTTAACCACTTCCTTACCGTTGAGATGCTAACTGAATATTCTTTAGCGACATCACCTATTTTTACGTACTCTTGCTTCATCATTAACCTCGTGGTTTCTGCACAGTAATTGTGTACACCGCGTCTGCCTGTAGCCCGATAGGGATTTCTCCACAGTCCTCTAGGTACTCTTCTAGATTCTTCTGGGCGATTCGTTTCTGCAAAAGCTCTGGACGCGCTTGCGCTAGAACCCATTCGTGAAACTTCTCCCAATCGCTACACCAGTAGTTAACTCTCTTCTTCCGAATAAAAGTACCTTCCTCAGTCTTAACAGAAGTAACATCGTTCTCTACACAATGCTGTAGTAGTTTCGAGTTTATCTTCTCTTGTTTTTTGACAAGGGCTGTATCTTCTGTATCGAAAGCAGCTTTGAGTTCGCTACGAGCGGTTCGTAGAGCGCGGTATGCCTTTACAAGCTTGGGTAAGCCTGTTGATTCTTTACTCATTTTTTCTCCTCGCACCCGACAATCGGGGAAACTACACTTTAGTTTCTATTTGTAGCTTAGTCAAGCAAATCTTTATATAAATCTAGTATTTTTGTGTGAATGTTAATTCTATTATCTAGGAGTGAGTATATACGCTTTTCTACGGCAGAACTTTGTAGTTGCACTACTGTACATTTGTGGTCTTGTCCTGACCTATGTACTCTAGCGTTAGCTTGCGCGTAGGTTTCTAAACTACTGGTTGGCCCCCACCATACTACGGTGTTCGCTGCTGTCAGTGTTACACCATGTGCTGCAGATTGAGGCTGAATTAGGAGTACCTTTGGGTCATCCATCGTTTGGAATCGTTTAAATATATCTGTCCGTTTAGGAGCGGGTACATCCCCACGTATAACTTCAGTAGTTATACCGTCTTTCCGTAGCTTTTCTAGCAGTACGTCTATGACATGCTTAAAAGGTACAAACACTAATATTTTTTTACTAGATTCATCTATTACTTCTCTTAGTACTTTGTACCTATGCTTGATATCAAACTCTAACGTCTCTCCAGTGTCCGTATAAATAGCCCCACAAGATATCTGCAGTAACTTATTCATACTCACGGCTGCATTGGCTGCGGTTATCTGTTCCCCTGCGGCTTGCATCACCATCTTATCTTTTAATTGTTGATAGTATTTTTTCTGCTGCCTAGTCAGTTCAACCTCTCGTTTGACATACACCATATCAGGTAGGTCAAGACACTCTTCTTTGGTAAACCTAATAGCGGGTTGTAGTGCCTTGTATACTGTATCTACTGCCGACTCTTTCGGCACCCACTTGAACTGCGTTATCTTTATCAACACTTGGTCGCGGAAGGAGCTAAAGAATCTAGGCACTGCGGTAGGGTTAATAATCTTGGCAAGGCCATAAGCATCTAGGGGTGATTGAGCAGCGGGAGTGCCTGTCATCATCCATACCCATGTCTTAGGAGTAAGTAACTTATTAAGTACTTTCCAACGTCTCGTTTGTGCGTTTTTGTAGTGGGTAGCTTCGTCTACGATAATTAAATCAAATCCACCGTTAGCTATTTCGTCTGCTACAATTTCTACACCATCGTAGTTAATAACTACGTACTCTGCCCCTTGATTGATAATCTTCTTACGTTTAGCAGAAGCTCCATACGCTACATCTACTGTACGATGCATAGCAAAGGTAAATAAGTCTGCTCGCCATGCACTATCCATGATAGATAGAGGGCATATCACTAGTACCCTGTTGATGCACCCCTTATTGAGAAGGTAGTCACTCGCCCATATAGCGGATGCAGTCTTACCTGTACCTTGTTCATTAAAACAGAAAGCACGTTTGTTGAGTGTTAGAAAAGCTGCGGTAGTTTTCTGGTGCTCAAACGGCTCGTATTGACCTGTCCATTCATACTGTGACTGTATCGGAGAAGGTACGTTTATGTTTAGGTTGTTAAGTACATGTACCTCATCTAACCCCCAGTTAACAAGCACCCTGTTACTCTCTAACACCTTACTCTTAGGTATTAAATTAGTTACTTTCTCTGGGTTCCGTAGGTTAAGTAGTACTGCTTTGTCGTTTACAATTTGCACTATTTCTTCTTCTTCTTGTAATTACGACTTCGGTTTTTACTCTTACTCTCTATACGTACACCATCCTTGTTCTTACCACCCTTGCTGAGAGGTTTCTTGTGGCTTACATCTTTACCTTCTCGTTTATCAGCCTTACCGTTCTTGTTCTTATCAGGGCTATCCTTATCCATTTTACGCCTAGCTTTCTGACGTTCCATACGGTTAGCGTGTTCCCCTCTTTCTTTCTGCTGCTGATACTCTTTCTTATAGGGTCTTGGTTTCTTAGTATATGGCATTAGTTTCTCCCGTTATGAGCGCAGTCTAAAACTGCACAATGATTCTTACATAGGCCACTAGGTTTTGCGTTCCATACGTCTGCCTCAAATGCAGTATCCATTTGAGTGAATGCGCCTAGCCATTTATCCCATAGAGTTGTCTGTGATGGTTTTGTGTACTCTTCTTTTATTAGCTCATTACATACTACAAACAGTAGCCCTGCTTTAACTGTATCAACCACTGGGAAGTGTTTAAATATAGCTAAAGCCATAAGCTCTAACTGCCCCTTATCTGCGTAGCGTGTAGACTTCCCAGTTTTGTAATCTATAACCCACGCTAAGTGGTTATCAGTATCTAAGATCACTAGGTCTGCTATCCCCCTCCACCACACATCATCTGCAAAGAATCCACAAGGTTCTAAGCTTTCCGTTAGCCCCATTTTAAGCTCACATAGTTTCTCACCCTTGATCGCAATGAGTGAATCTAGACTTGCTTCCACGTACTTAAAGGACTTATGTAGGGGGGTCTTGTCTCGTACATAGTTCTCTGCTGCTTCATGCATCTGAGTACCGTAACGCATGGCCTCTGTTTCTTTGTCTTCAAACTCTTTGAGTACTTTCATGTGGTAGAACTGCTTCGGGCATTGCTCGAAAGCTTTGATCTTACTGAATGACCACGGGGTTATACTCACAGATCGAATTCTCTCGTGGGCTTCTTAGACACTACTGTATAATTTTTACCTTCCCTATCTAGCTCTTCGCGTAACTCTAGAAAGTCTGGGCTAGTACGGTCTGCAGCTACGATCAAATGAGTAACAGTTTCGTCTGCACGTTCACGTTCAAATTCATCCCAATAGTCCTCAAAAGCGTCCATTACGAGCTTATCTTCGGTCACACGTGCCTCTCGCCATGCATCTATATCAATTACTTTACTCATTCACATTCTCCATAGCTGTTACCTATACCGGATTCGCAATCCAGTGGTAGTCCTGTAGCCCAATCAGGTATCCACCGCATACTTTTTTCAATCGACAACTGTGCCTCTGAAACCTCTGTCTCAGGTACGCAGCATACAATTGAATCGTGAACTGTCAGTACCGCCTTGTACTGCTTTGGTATTTTTAACATCTGTTCTGCGATAATACAACGGGCGATAGCTTGGCATACGTTCTCTACTACCTTACCCCCATATATATTCTTCCTACCCTCGCGGGTGTCGTAATTAAACTGTGGCCCACGCTCCTCTTGCTCAAACTGCAGATCACCGTAGCGGAGGAGCAAACCAGAAGGTAACCGAATTGCGGAGTGTTCGGGTGCTACAGTAAGTACTCCCTGTCGCCCCAACGTGGCACCGTCGTGGTAGTACATACATTTTAATACGTGTTGTGCTTGCCGCCAAAGCTGACTTATCTTCCAGTTACTGTCCCTGTATACACTTATAACGCGCCTTGCTTCACCAAGATCCATGTCAAACCCAAAGGTAGCAAGCTGATCGACAAATCGCACAGCCCCCATGCCATAACCCGCACCAAGGATAGTGGTTTTTCCTACAAACCGTTGCTCTTTGGTAATGTCCTCTTCCCTGTTAACCCCGTATATCTTGGTCGCCATCTGTTTGTACACATCCTTACCCGCAGCAAACGCTTCAGTAAGGTCATCTTGCCCTGCCAACCACGCTAGTACTCTCGCTTCGATCTGAGAGGAATCGCAATCAATCAGCTTGTACCCATCAGGGGCGCAAATACTGCTTTTGAGTACCTTGCCATTCACACCTCTACTAGGTAGGTTCTGTAGGTTGATCTTGTCTGAACCACCCCATCTCCCAGTATGGGCAGCGTAGTAGCGTATAGGTACAGGTAGTGTTCCACGTTTAGCTATGTCGATAAACCGCTGCGCTCTTGTCTCTTCTAAAGTACTCTTGTTACCTAACCTCGCGGCT